GAAGGGGCGAAGTTTAGTATGAGGGCGTGTTGGACTATCGCTCGCTCCGAGCCGAGCGAGCTATGCCTCTCAGGGAGAGGGCCAGGTTACATGGCCAATTCCCTTGTGCTTAAGCATCTGAGAGAGGCAGTAAAAAAGGGAGAGGAAGACGCTTTGCTCCTGTTTTGGCTCATTGCTTATTACCGTATCTTCAGAGGTCAGAAAGAGGTCCATGAAGGGGAGCTGGATGGTTACATTGCGATGCTGATGGTGAGGCGGTATCTGTCTTTTATTATTAAGTGTGTCAACTTCAATCACGCGTGGTTGCAAGAGGGGCATTGTACCTGGTCCACTGTGCCAGACACTATCGGGCCGGCTGTTAAAGAGATCATGGAAGCTGAAGAGCAACCCCCAGAAATTTAAAGGTTATGGAAATTGAAGAAATGAAAGACAGATTGCCTATGCCGGCACTGATGGACCGGCTGGGATATGGAGTTGAGTATCAGCGACGATCATGCTGCTCGCCCTTCCGAGAGGAGAAGCGCCCAAGCTTTGGGATCTTCATGCATGAGGGTCGATGGTTCTGGAAGGATCACGGTGTGGGCGAGAGCGGTGATGAGGTGACGATGATTATGAAGTCCAGGGGCTTCGACAAGAGGCAAGCCATTGAATTTTACGGCAACCTGGTAGGAGCCAAGGATGAGCTGAAGAAGACCGGAGCCAAGCGCCTGGACAGTGAGGACACTGGCTTGATTGCTCTTACCAGGGGCTACAAGCCGAGCACCGTTGAGCTGTTGGCTGAGCGGGAGTTTCTGTTTTCAGTGAAGGGCAACATAGCTCTGCCAGTTAAAGCCGGCAGGGAGCTCTTAGGCTATCACGTTAAGCAGCCCTCCGGCGGCTGGAGGTATGAGCCGAAGGGAACCCCAGCCCTGCCTCTCATCATTGAGCCGGTCAAGGAAGCGGCCAGCACAATCTGCTTTGAGAGCCAGTGGGATGCCTTCGCTTACATCGACCTGGCCGGCTGGCCGGAGTATCAGCGCATCATTGTGACCAGGGGAGCCGCAAACGCCGCCAAGATCCAAGGCAAGACAGTGGGTCCAGTGATTTTATTCCTCCAGAATGATGAAGCCGGCGAGAAGTGGGCGCATCAGTGCTGCGACTACATTGAGGATGTCAGGGTATGCACCGCTCGGCCCCCAGCCCCACATAAGGATCTGAATGATTGGTGCAAAGATGGAGCCACACTGGAGGAATTACTTAGGTGCTTAGGCTCGGTGGCTGTGGTCAAGGCCGGCCCTGAGAAGGATATTATGAGCTGGGATGACCTGGACGATTCCCAGGCGGACCCTGACACCCTACTCGGTGACCGCTGGCAGTGTAAGAGCGGCTCTTGTTTGTGGGTTGGTCCGAGCGGAGTCGGCAAGAGCTCGCTGAGCCTCCAGGCGGCGCTCACCTGGGCCGCTGGCCATGACCTGTTCGGGATCACTCCGGTCAGGCCGCTCAAGAGCCTCATTATTCAGTCGGAGAATGACGCTGGTGACGTTAGGGAGGCTGTGCAGGGTGTCCGCAAGGGTCTGCCCCATCTAAGCGCTCAGTGGAGCGATTTGAAGCAGCGGGTGAGCATTGTGTCCAAGGCTGATTGTACCGGCACTAGGTTCCTTGAGTATGCCGAGATGATGGTCAAGGCGGTGAGGCCGGATCTCCTGTGGATCGACAACGTGCAAGCTTACCTGGACGGTGATGTGAGCTCTCAGCACCAGGTCATGTCATTCCTGGCCCCACTCCGAGCGATGGCCCTGGAGACGGGAGTAGCTGTGCAGCTCATCCACCACACCGGCAAGGCAATCACCGGCAACCGGACAGCATTGGATTGGTCCTACATAGGCAATGGCTCCAGCCAGCTCACCAACTGGGCCAGAGCCGTCATGGTGCTTATGCCGGACCCTGAAGAGCCCTACGGCGTGTTCAATCTAAGAGCCGCTAAGCGAGGCTCACGCGCCAAGCTATGTGCCTCTGGAGGCTTCCCCGGCGATGTGCTAAAGATAAGGCATGGATCGACAGGGATTTGCTGGACCGAAGCATGAGCGTTTGAACGAACTGAAAACAACACCGAGAACATGGGTCTACACTCAGGCATTGAGTGATGGCCGGCTCTTCGTTCAAGCCCTCAGATTAGACGAGGACGGCAACACCACTGTGTGCATGAGAAACGCCTCCCTGGAGGCTTACACAGAGTCAAGGCGCTGGTGGATACAGGACACTGTAAACGAGTGCGCTTGGCTCACCAACATGGACGGGCTTGAGGAGGTCACCGCCGAGTTTCTCAACGCTATCCCGTCCAAAGTCCTAGAGGGTCAGGAATGTGAAAGCGATGATACTAATTGAGCTCCTAGTTGTCATCGCCATCATCGCCATGCTCTCGGCCATGCTCCTCCCCGCCCTGGCCAAGGCCAAAACCCAGGCCCAGGAGGCTGTCTGCAAGCACAACGCTCGTCAACTAAGGTCAGGTGTCGGTCTAGGCTACAGAGTCAGAGATTTAACCTCCATCCCCCGCGATATGCACTGCTACCGCTGCCACGCCTCTGTCCGAGTTAATATCCTCAGATATGGGGAGCAGTCGCCGTGAGTAACCAGAGCTTAACCGAGCTTTATCCTCTATTAAAAAAAAGATAGCTTTATCCGAGCTTAACCGAGCTTATAGGGAGGATAGCAATTATACTGAGTCATGTCTCCTGTGTGTCAAGAGCTAATTGATAAGTTTGGCGGTAAGGTTGTCCATGAGGTCGGACCCCAGGACTATATCCACCCCGCAATCATCGATGTAGTCGATTGGGCTGTAGGTGATGACCCACTGTGGAAGAACAACCCTCACCTGGCCAGCTACAGAGCCAGAAAGAAAGCCAAGGAAGAGACTGACAGAAATTTGCTATTGAGGACAGAGAAGGACACCCTACAATCCTACCTCAAGCGGCTGAAGCACCGCGCAAGGCGAGCCAGTTATGCCATCCCCAGATCCTAAGAAGGTAAGCCCGAAGCACCTCATCAACCGTGAGCCAGCTAAGTACAAGGCTATCGTTGCCGGGCTCAAGCGCGGTAAAGGGCTGGTGCAACTCGCCAGTGAACATGGCATAGCGCCAGCGACAGTTCAGAAAATCCGAGAGGATCATAAGGATGAGGTTCCTAACTGGAAGAGGAGAACCGTCCAGGCGCTAAGCGAGGCGGCTGAGGGTATTGCTCAGAGTTTGGTGGAGGGACATGAGAACATACCCTGGCAATCGAAGGCGTTGTCATGCGGTATACTATTATCAAAAGTTCAGGAGCTAACCAACACTCTCCCCCAAAAAACAGTCCTCCATGAGCACCAAATAACACACAATTCCCTGGTCGATTCGTTCAGATCCATGAAGCGAGCAACTCAAGCCGCTGATGCCCAGGAAGTTGATAAACCCATAGAAATAGCGTCAAACCAAATATAACTGCTATTGTGCGAAGGAATAAACACAGATTTACTGATTATCAACGACTTACGACACTTTATGACACTTGGGGGGCGGGGGGGGTCGAAATGGACTATCCTGGCCAATCGCCAACGGGTTTCAAGCCATGAATAAATTAACCAAAAAGAGCCCACAGCTCGGATACCTCTACCTTCGCCGGAACACCAAGCGAGGCTTTGGTTCATCTTGTCGGTATATCGCCGCTGTACTGGATGATGGCAGGAGCCAGAGCCCCTATTTATTTACCGAGCGACAGCTAGATGAGGCTCGGAGTCGGGCCGGCAAAAACCCAGATGATTGCATCGCGTTATCCCCTGCCCCTTGGTGGAAGTTTTGGCGTAATGAATGAAGCGGATCAACTGGAGGTTTTGCGTAGCAAGCTGGAATCCGCCTTGAGTTGGGGGCGTGAGGAGTTGGATCTCAGTTTTTTGGGGATTGTGGGGGTGTTAGAGAGCGTAAAATTTACAGTACTGTGCGAAATGTACGGTCTTGATGAAGATGACGAGGAAGATGACGAAGACGAAGAAGAAGGTTCTTTCTGATCGGTTAGCGGTCTGGAAGGGAAATTGTAAGAACCCGCGCCTGGTTGAGGTTGAGCTGGATGATGCTGAGCTGGCTACGGTGCGGGTGAGGGACAATAATCTATACTGTCAGGGCATGATCTTTTCGGTGAAAGAGGTCAACGGAACTTTTTATGAGCAAAAACCGCCAAGGCAAAGAGGCAAGCTGTAGCAATGAGAACCTTCTGGCCCAGATATCTGTCGAACTTGGTCTGGAGACATCGCAGGGCAAGAGAGCGCTGGCACTCGCGCTTGAGTGTATCCGGCTCCTTGACACCAAGCAGCAGGATTACGGACCCAACAACATCAGTTATTCCGGCGAGCTTGGAATCGCAGTTAGGCAACAGGACAAAGTCTGCCGTCTCCGGCACTTGCTTGGTAAAGGGGGAGAAGCTCGGCATGAGTCCAAGCGAGATACCTACATGGATATGGCCAACTATGGGTTGATTGGGTTGATGCTGGACGATGGCACTTGGGAGGTGTAAAACACCAGATGTGGTTACTTCCGAAACAGTTATTAGCCATGTCTCGCTATGCGCGGGATATGGGGGAATTGACCTCGGACTGCGACGAGTTTTGCCAGCTTGCAGGACAATCCTTATGTGTGAGGTCGAAGCCTATGCCTGTGCAGTACTTTTATCGAAAATGGAAGAGGGATCACTGGATGCGTGTCCTATCTGGACGGACATTAAGGCGCTCCCACTGGAGTTCATTCCAGAGGGCATTGGCATCCTGTCCGGCGGGTTTCCATGTACCCCATTCAGCCAAATTGGGAGGCGGCAATCAGATCAAGACCCCAGGCACTTGTTCCCATACATAAAGGATGC